ACAGTTTCATAAGATAATGTGCTAGTTAGATATGCAGTAGATTTATTTTGACGTGCAGTTTTCCATGCAGCCAATAATGCTTGGATAGATGACTCTGGCATATCTGCACCTGTGTTTTTAATGTATCCAGTAGCCATAGGTGTTGCAGCAGCTACAGCTGCGGCTTTTTCAACATCTAATGCTGCTTGTATTGTTCGACCAGATGTTTGTAATATGCCTTGTGTTAATCCTTGAAATGTAACTAATGATCCAACGCCTACCATTGGTACTTTTGCGCCATCAACTGTGTAATACAGGATCTCGGTACCTAATGCGTTTGTTTGTGCATTAACTCTAGTATTTGCTACCCATTCAAATCGTGCAGGTCGTAGATCATCTGCATAAACTTCAGTAACACGCCAAAATGCTTGGCCATAAAATATAAGTGAGTCAACAGTTGCGCTAATCGTGACGGATCTAGGTTGTCTAATATCTGGCTGTTCAAGCCAAACAGGTTTTCCTAATTCTTCACCAGTAGATTTTTTATAAAGCTCTAATGGTAAATAACTTATGACACCTTTGATTAAATTAGCGCAACGATTGACCGCTGGCACCTGACATGCTAGCGCACGATCCATAGGGCCATACCCAAATGGCACACCTACTGTGTTAAATCCGTAAGAATCTAACATAACGGCAGGGGCGTATTGCGCTTGGACAGATTCTTTAGATTTGGTTATACCCAAAGCAGACAATAGACCCATATTGGTATGTTATACCATAAATTGGACAATTAGTGCAAGTTAGACATAGATTTGTGCTGTTTGTTGAGGTTTATTTAACACATAGACAACCATGGCTAGGCTGATAGCAGCTGTAACGTCTCCGGCTGATTTACGTCTAATTATTCTCCAGCCAAAATCGGAAGTTTTTGCAGCACAATTATTTAGATGCTGAACGAGGTCAGGTTGACCACTATGAATCATCCTGTTAGTAGCCATAGCATTTTGTAAATCACTACAGGCTTGGTAAAACATTTGTCCACTAACATCTTGCATGCGCCAGCCACTTTGTTCCAGCTTTGTAGCTACAGACTGCACAGCATATTTATCATAACAAATATAATGAGGTTTGTATTTATTGGCCCATTCAGCAATATCGCTGGCCATTTGTATTTCATCTATTGCTATGTCGCTAGTCCATAATTGCATTAAACCTACAGCTGTTTTTCCATTAATTATTTGACCAGCAACCAAAGCCCCACAACGCCTAGTTGGTGCTATATCAAAAGCAAATACAGTTAAAGGCCCAACCGGTATTTGTAAATTGCTGTCGCTGCATGCCTCGATAGACCCATAGACCCAAGGGCTAACTGAACTATCAACCCATTGACACAACATTTCTGTCCTGGTGGCTTCTATTGTATTTATTGACATAGCTTCTTTTAATGTCGCCTCAGTTATTAAATATCCTAAAGCAGGATTGGCTTGCATCCAGCCATTTTTGTCATCAATTTTACATTGTTGAGGCGCACTATATTCGTAATATCCTAAACTAGCATCAGGGTACGACAAACAACGCTCTCTTAAATTGTTTAATACAGTACTAAACCCATCACCAGCATTACTAGTCATAAACGTCATTGAATTAGGCCTAGCTCTGGTAACGGGCAGGGCAGCGGTAAAGGCTTCTTCCGACCATTCTCTTAGCTCATCAATATACAAAAAGTCAGCAGTTTTTCCACGTGGTGCATCTCTAGTGGCTGCTGCAATTTCATAACGTGCGCCATTAAGTAAGGTTATAGATTCTTGACCATTGGCCAACCGAATCTGCCTGACCTGATCTTTTAAGAATTGGTTATCCTCAATAGTCCAGGCAACTTGCCTAAACGTGTCTAGGGCCATATTTCGATTAGAAGACATGCCTAAGACGTTTTTACTACCCCATAAAAATAAATGCGCCAATATAAGCATGCGTGCTAGGTGAGTTTTCCCGTTCTGCCTAGCTACTAAGCAGAGTCCAGACTTTTTGATATATTTGCCGTTTTCATCTACGCTCAACAAATCTTTTAATACCCAAATTTGCCAAGGCAATAAAGGTAAATTTAATTTGTTTGCTAAATCAATTACGTCTTGTGCTTTATTATCACAATTTAACAAAGGAGTGTGGATTCTGGCCATACTACGGCCTTGCAGCTCCGCCCCTCGTTTAATTGGTATTACTTCAGCATTAGTTTCCATTGTTTTGTAGCCCTTCTGGTTTGTCAAATGGTGAATCTGGAACGATCTGGACTGTTTCGGGGAGAGGCCGGTCAAAAAAAACAGGGGGGGTCGCCTTGCTATTAAAAAAACGGCCACCTTTTGAGCTGTTACATGACTTACATAATGCTTGCAAGTTATCTAATGCCCAAGTATCGCCACCTTTAACACGTGGATAGATGTGATCTGCTGTGTTTGCAACACCACCACACGTAGCACATACCCAACCATCACGATCTAATACCTGGATACGCAGCTTCTTCCATTTATTGCTGCTTAACTCTCTGTTACTCAATACCAACCCTTTGCATTATGATGTACTAACGCTAAACATGGTGTTATATATCTATTCTCAATATAACGTAAACCCCATTCTACCTGCTTAAACCCATCAACCTTTAATAGATACTTAGATCTACCTTGTGGTATTCCTATGTGTGATCCGTTACGAGCTTTAGGATTCCACCGACTTTCTCTAAACCACAGCTGATCTAAACAGTCAAACTGATCTAAGTCATTTAATTGAATAAAGGCCCATTGACGATAATGATTTGTTTTGTTTTCTTGAGATTGTGCTATATCTAAATGCCAAAATGTTGCTAAACATAGAGCGATCCCAAATCGCCAGCACCTTGCGAGCTTACCGCTTCGGCGGCTCGCATTTTTGGCTTTAGGCCAAATGCTAAAGCTAGAGCCTACCATACGCATGGAAATCATTTGTATATAACCTTTCAGATCATCTCACTATGTGGACAGTGATTTACATCACATAACAATTCCAATGCGTAGTATGCTTGTTGTGGCACCACACCATTACCAAGCATTTTTAATTGTTGAGATCGAGATAAACCTAAATCTGTAACCCAACCTATTGGCAATCCCATCATGTATTCCACAAATTTAGCGTTTAATTTACCTTGATCCAATGCATCCGGTATTGCTTGCAAGTGCATTTCACGTCGTGGAATAAATCTGCCCCCCAATTCCTGCATTTGCCTGTTGTGTGGCTGATATTGGTCGTCGGTGTCGCCACTAACCTTACAGATACACCTGTACTTGCACCTAGCTTGCCCAAAGTCTTGCCCTCGTTGTAATCCTGTATTCTTTGTTGATATTTCTCTATTGGCTCGTCGTGATTTCTCACATGCATGGCAGTTGGTGTTGGCAGTAAAGCCATCGGTAAAGTCATTTGCCTCGTGCTTGGTCCTTTGTAATCCCTCGCTGTCGGTGTAGGCAACATTGGCCGATTTTCTATCAATGTTCTCAAATTTGGTGCAAAATCTGCTCTCTGACTTCCACCAGGTTGAGCCAATGGGGTAGGCAACAATGAATAATCTTGCCCTTTGATGTGGTGCCCCAACATCACTTGCTCGTACAATACGCCATTTAGCATCATACCCATTTTTGGCAAGGTCGCTGAGAACTTCTTTGAATCCGAGGCTGAGATGTCCTCGCACGTTTTCCAAGATGATGTATTTTGGTCGTAATATGCCAATGGCTTTAATGATGTATGGCCATAAGTGTCGCTCATCGTCTGTGCCTTTCCTTTGTCCTGCATGACTAAATGGCTGGCATGGATAACCAGCTGTAATAATATCTATTGGCTCAACCTTAGGCCAATCAATAGTTTTAAGATTGCCTAAATTCGGCTTGTTAAATCTAGCATCAATTACTTTACTTGCATATTTGTCTATTTCTGAACACCACACCATCTCACCATCAAAGTAAGACTCTACGGCTAAATCTAAACCACCATAACCGGTACATAATGAACCTATTTTCATTCACTCTCCAATATCAAGCATGTGTGGCAAGGCAAATTTTCAAACTGCCAAGCCCCACAGCTATTACATCGACTAACCGCATTATCGGATTGGCGATTTAATACCATTTCAGCTTCATTCTTAACGCCCACGCAACCACAATCTTTGCATTGATAGATAGCAAATCCCTTAGGTTTGTTTTTCCATTCAATCTCAATGTAATCTGTGTTGCGTTTGCAGCCATTACACTTAAACTTCACGCTTAATCAATTCATGACATCTAAAACATGTGCCATCCTTAAACACTCGGTCATCTCCGCACATATCGCATGTAATTATGGATTTGACCAAATGAGCACCATTGTCATCAAGTTCAACTGTCCAACCTGAGCCATCAATAAATGCTATGTATCCCATTATTCACCCCCTTCGAAATACCAATGTCCTTGAGCTGTCATCTTTGCCCATTTAGCATGATCTTTATTTGATCCTTTACAAACATAGCCATAGTAAGGCTTGCCTGTTTTAGCCACACCTTGTTTTAATATATGACCAGCATTACAACAAGCTGGTGGCTCGGCTGGTGTGGATTTGCCTATCGCATCTACGGCTTTTTCTATATTCCACAGTTGTGGATCTTCTTGCTTATTTTCAACTTCAAACGATTGGCGTAATGCATCTTCGACAGCTGCTGATCTGCTGCCTGGATTGCCATACCTGCGTTTTTCTAGTTTTTGCTCATAAACATTTTTGTCTGCTGCTTCTACTTTGGCCATTTCTTGTCGGCTCGCACGTTTTCCTTTAGCTGCAAAACCAACATTTGCAAGCGCACGACCGATCGCTGAAGTCTCGCAATTCTCCAATGCAGAAGTGCTATTAACACCCTTTTCCGAAATCGTTTCAGATGCCAAGCCAGTAGCGCACGCTTTCGCATCCGCTTCCGTTTTATATAATTTAGCACTAACAATGTATCGAGTGTTTGTGGCCTCGATAAGCTCTGTTTCCACTCTTCCATCTGGGTATTCCTTCCACCATTTGTGCAAACGTTCATCAACTGTTTCATAATCTTGTAAATTAAACATTAATCCTGCC